CTCACGCAAACCAATTAATACAAACAGTGCATTAAGTGTTAACAACTTAGGCAACAGAATTAACGCAAGTTTAATTTTAGCAGAAAACAAAATCAATATACAAGAAGATATATATGATTGGATGGACATCCAAGCAACAGCGGCACAAACAGCAGGCTTTGGTACTTGGGCAGAAACAACTATTGTATTCACTGGAACAGTAACGGCTGTTAAAGGCGAAACAATGACACAGGCAACTACAGGTGCTAGTGGTAAAGTTAAAGATGATCCAATTAACGCCGCAGGTAAAACAACAGTTGTACTTGTATCGCCAACAACAATATTCAATACTGCTAACCAATTAACAGGTAGCGAATCAGGATCGCATGGTGCGGCAGGAGTTCCAGAAAGTGTTAACGTAGGTAAGTTTAGTTTTACTACTAAGTGTAAAAGAGATATTGGATACATTGTAGATGCACTTGCAAATGACTTAACCAAAGGTCGTAACGATGCATCAATGCAAGTCCAAGGCTTGTACTACGAAGGCGCAGTAGAAGTTGGACAAGAAGAAATTACAACACAAGCAATCAGTAGAATTGCTACTGTTTGTGAAAGTTTACTTAATGTTGCAGGCATACAAGAGCCAAACGGAACAGTACTAACAACTTGGAAAACTAACTTTGCGGCGGCTGAAGATGGTTCAAGTGGTGTAGTAACTAACCTTATTAACACAATAACATACGCTTTCAATCCAGAATACAATCCACCAATACACAACAGAGACATGGATGTGTTCTTAATGAACGATGCTACAATTATACGTAACTGTACTGTACAAGGACACGGTGGATTTATGACAGTGCTTGACCCTGCAGGTCAAATTCTTACTAAGTCACCATATATCCAAACAGGTTCAAGTTTCTCACAATCAGTTAACAAGCAAGCATTTAGAGGTGGTATGTTTGTTGATGGATTTAACGGTAACATGCCATTAGAAATTGTAGGTCGTAAAAATGGTAACAACTTTAGATTGTTTGCAAGAAGTAAACGCTCACAAGTTCAAGTTAATGGCGTAGGTGTAGGACACGGTTTATTTGTAAGACGTCCTGAAGTTCCAGCACCATTTTATGTAAACGGTATACGTTACCAAGTTAACTCAATTATTAACCATGATCAAGAAAACGGTACTTGTGAACTTATACTAGATGACAACTCAGGTGTTAAAGATGGTAACGGAAACGGCTTAGGCTGGGAAGGTCCAGTTACACATTATACACTAGTTAATGATGTAAGAACTCCACAGTACGGACAAAGTGAAAACTATACAACAGTATTACAAACAGCTGGTAACAGATCACAGTTAGGTAATGACTTTACACAAATTAACGACTTAGGTTACGGTCTACTTGTTACTAACACAGGTTTATCAGAGATGGTTGGTATGTTCACATACTACTGTCATGCGGCATACTATGCAAACAACGGTTCTGAAATTAGATCCGTAGGTGGTTCAAATGCTTATGGTAACTTTGGTTTAGTTGCGGCAGGTAGTGACCCTAACGAAGTTCCACAAAGCGGTGAACTAGCATACAACACTGTACAAACTGCTAAAGTATATAGAAACGAATCAGCACAGTTTGAAGCAGAAGAACAACAAAACTATGTGTATGTTTACGATACAGACTTTATTCCTTTACCAGAAGGTGAAATTGATATTACCTTTGCAGAAAGAACTGCACTAGTTTCATTTACAGGAACAAATACTGTTGAAGTTACTGGACACGGATACGAAACTGGTACTAAGGTTACAATCGAAAATACTGTAGGTGTTACAGGACTAAATGACGATCACTATATTAATAGAGTTGATGCAAATACATTTACAATATTCTCAGATGCGGCACTAACAAGTGCTAGAAACTTCTCAGGATCTTTATCAACGTTAGGTGCTATTATACCAGCAGACGAAGCAGGCACTGATGTAAGAAAATATGAAGTTGTAAATGTTATACCAGCAATAGTAGAAGATTTAATTCCAGCAGTTAACCAACAAGAGTTTACACTTAGTGGTGCAGTTAAAGCACACTATGGTGATACAGTTACACAAGAAACTACAGGTGCTATTGGTAAAGTAGTTAGACCACAAAGAACAAGTAATGTTGACGGTGTAGTAGTTGGTGGAACAACATTGTTTATATCACAAGCAGACAGTCCAGCGGCATTGTTTAATACTAGTGATAAAATTAAAATTACAGATGTATATTCTAACACAGACACAACAGAATTTACTGACAACATAACTATTAATACTATTGACAGTAGTTCTGATACTAGTGGACTTCCTCTAAAAGGTGGCAATGGTGCTGTTTGGAAAATTACATTTAGTAACCAAACATCAGATAGTACTAGTGCAACAGGCGGACTAGCACAACAGTTATATGGTGGCGAGTCAGTTGTTATTAGAACAAGAGCTAAAGTTATATTTGACAATGTTGAAAGTACAGACATTCGTCCTTCAACAGCAGTTGTATTATCAGAAGGTTCTAAGGTTTATAGATCACTTGCATTTAATGAGCAAGCAATTTCATCATGGGGCGATACAGCAGATCAAACATTACCTTCAGGATTTAACCTTGTAACATTTGATGACAACTACAAATACATATTAGCAACAGTTGCAAAGTCTAAATTTGAATCACAAGTTAAACTAACACTAGGTGCTGGAGTTGCAGTAACACGTGGTGATGTAGTTACACAAGGAAGTGCAAGTGGTGTTGTTACAGAATCACAAGCAGGTGCTACTGTAATTTACCTAAGTGATTGGAACGGAACATCATTTACTACAAGCTCTATTACAATAAATGCAACAAGTACAACAGTAACAGACATTGTAGAATTTAGTAACACTACAACATTCGGTGCAACAGCAGGTGATACAAAAGTTGCTCTTACAAGTCCTGTAACTGATGCAGATTCTTTGGGCAGACTTAACAGCGGTTCAATGATATTTGGTTGGAAAGACAGAGTACATGTTGTTGTAGCATACCATGATGGTGAAGGTAATACACAAGGTACTCCGGCAGCCGGAACACAATTAACAGGCTTCCCATACTTTGAAGTTGGTGCGGCGGCATTAGTTGATAAGAACACACAAGTAAATCCAACACCTCCAGGTACAGGTATTGCTCGTCCATTAGACATAGGTAGTACACAACAAGTTGTTTTAAGTGTTGGTGCGCAGGACGGTATTGGTGCAAGTATTACTGTTAATATTTCACTTAACAGAGCAACAGGACATGACTTTAGTAACATTGGTACTGGTGGATTTAACACAAGTAACTATCCAAACATACTATTTGGTAACCCTTCAGAAGCAAAAGCAGAAGCATATACTAACTCCGACGTAGCTGAAAAATCTCAAGTTTGGGAAAGAGGCAAAGGGCGTGTGTTTGTTATGTCAACAGACGAAGATGGATTCTTTAGAGTTGGTAAGTTCTTTGAAGTTGACCAAGGTACAGGTACAGTTAAGTTTGCGGCACAAATTAATATCTCAGGCTTAGACGGACTAGGATTTAGAGATGGTGAAACAATTAGTAAGTTCACTGGTGATAACGGTATGTCACCAATTGATAACAGTACAGTTCCAACATCATATGCTGTAGAACAATACATTGATAGACGTCTTGGATTTGATAGAAATATGAATGTTAAGGCGGCACTCTTAGGTGATGGCTTCCTTCCACAAAAGAATCCAATACTAACAATTACAAGAGATTCAAATAACAATCCAAATCATACACTGAACATGCAGTCAGGTAGACTTGTACAGTTAGCAGATCCAACTGATGACTTAGATGCAACTACAAAACAATATGTTGATAAGCGTGTTTTTGCTAATGACGAAGTTCAAGAACTTAAAGACATTGAACTAAATGATATTAGTTTTGAAGATGATTATGGTAAAAACGATTTATTAGTACTTACAGGTAACAGAAGAGTCTATGTTAAACAAACAATTGGTAACCCAGATGATTGGAGAATTGGACAATTAATTACTGGTGTTGCTTCTGAAACAGCGGCATACATTGAAGACCTAGAAGCCAAGACACTTGATAACGGTGAAGAAATATATGTACTAACATACTCACCATTACAAATTACAAGTATTCAAACTAGTGGTGCTAACAATAACTTAACAGCACAAAGAGGATTTACTGTTACACAGTCTGGCACAGGTGCTACAGGTGAAATACTTTGGGAACAAGATCAAAGTACAACAAATGAAAATAGACAAGTAACACAAGGTAATGAAATACGTTTAATTAACACAACTGGTACATTTGTTGCTGGTAATAGTGCAAACGTATTAACAATTACAGACTTGTTTGGTACAGCAGTTTCAACAACAGTTTACCCATTATCAATAACAATACCAACTGTATCAGACTTTAGTAATGAAAAGATAGAGAATACAGATGGTGCATATGGTAATACAACAGGCGGCTTTGATGGTGCAGTTGTAACAACTACATTAGAATTTGCAAACGCAAGTGAATCAAATCTGTCAGGTGATGGCGTACCAGGAAGTACAACAAGAAGTGATGTTAACATTGCAGTCGAGCGTATACGTGGTACAATGGATAGCAATGGTCAATTATTAGACCCAGGTTCAACTAAAGTTAACCTACAACTACAAGCACAAAGTATTATTAATGCTGATGTAAACAACGAAGCAGATATTATACAATCAAAACTTGATATGAATAATGCTCCTGTACTTACTAACAGTAATAACTTTGAAGATGCAAGTACAGCAGGACAACGTACAAAACAAGCCAATCAAGGTTTAGCGGCATTTAATGCAGATGTGTTTGCTGAAGATCAAATTTGGACACTACAAGGTGCTGACGTTACAGCGTTTATTGCATCACTAGCAGTCAATGATGTTATTACACAAACTGCTGGTGCAAAAGAAGCATACGTAGTTGCTACTGACACAGGCGTTAACCAAATTAAAGTTAGAGTATCAACAGCATTTACTATTGGTAATGCTGGTGCAAATAGACTTACAAGAATATCTATTAACCAAAGTGACTATACACAAGATGCTGATGCACAAAGTAATACAACTATTAATACAATATTAAATACAGGCTTTATAAATGTTAAAGACCGTGGTATTACTTTTGATAAGATACAAGACTTACCAGAGAAAACACTTATTGGTCGTGCTGATGTTGACTTTGATGGTGAACAAGAAGGTGCAGGCGAAAGTGGTATTGCTAGAGCTATACCATTTAGTTTAGTAGTTGATGAAGGTGGAGGTCTACAAGATAAAGACTTTAACGATAGTGTACTAACAAAAGTTTCAGGTACAATTATTGTTACTACTGGAGAACTTACTTTACCAGACGGTACTAATATTACACAGGTAGGTAACACAGGTGCTACAGGTACTATACAAGGTGCAGTAAATACTGAAAACGAATTGGTGCTTGTAGATACAGCAGGAACATTTAATACTACAGGACAACTACAAATTGTAAGTGGTAGTGCATTAGGTACACAAAGTGTTCCAACATCAGTTATTACTTCACAGAATTTACTAGGCTCAGCACTTGTTAAAATACGTGACGGAGTTTATGGATCTAGTATAATTAGTAAAACAGGTTCAGACGATAGTATAGTTAGAACACTTAAAAACGGTGACACAATTTCAGGTGTAGATAATACACTTAACTTAGGTGGTTGGATTAACCCTAGAGGTTTATTAGTAGATAGTCGCAGAGTACTAGATACACAAAGTGACACACTTTCTATATACACTCCAAACGATCATTTAAGTATACAAATTGAAGGTACTGCACCATCAGCTAATACACCACTTTCAGATAAGAGTACAGTTAGCATACCAAATGCTTCAGTACAAATTGGTTCAACAACTATTCTTAAAGATCCTATTAACTATGGTGGATTTGCAGGTAACTTCCAACAGAACACTGAAGGTCCTACTCAATCAAATAGTGAACCATACTTAGTTACACCTTGGGTTTACACAAACTACATTCAAGCACCAGGTGAACTTACAAGTGAAGGTACTGGTATATCAATTGGCGCTGGTGGTAGACACACTGGTGTAAAAGAGATTGGTTTAGTAGTTGCTGGTTATACTGATGCATTTAAAGTAAAAGAAACAGAAATTTTACTAGGTACTAACGAAGTAACTCGTGTTAAAATTTTAAACGGTTCAACTAGCGTATATAACTCATTTAATATTGTTGATGGCACAGATGTTAAATTTAGTGTAGCAGGTAATACAGGTAATACTAGTATTGTTGGTACGTTGGGTGTTAGTGAAGCTGTTACAGCAAACGCTGGCATTACAGTTGACGACAGTGTGTTTGATGGTAATAAAATTAGTAGAACTAACGGTGACTTTGAAATTGAAACTGTTACAGTTGCTCCTGGTACAGGTGGTGACATTATACTTAACCCAGCTGGCGAGAATGTTATATTCAAAGACGGTACTGATGAAAGATTAAACTTTGCTACTACTGAAGATGCTCAAGAGCTTACAACACAGGGTGCGTTTACTATTGATGTTAACGGAACAGAAAAAGCCTTTACTGTTGAAGCAACAGGTAACATTGTATTAGATGCAGAGCTTGACATTGAACTTAATGCAAATGGTGGTGACGTTGTAATTAAAGATGCAACAGCTGACATATTTAAGTTTGCTAATACTGCAAATGGTTTAAATCTAGATTATCTAGAACAAGATAAAATATTAAGTATACGTGGCAACGATGCCGGTACTATGTTTGACGCATTAACTTTCGATATGGAAAATGATGGTAATGCTCAATTTAGTAACAATGTTCTAATTGATAATGACTTAACTGTTACTGGTAATGTTGCGTTTAATGGTAACATTGAATTAGGAAATGCAGTTACAGATACTATTACAACAAACGCTATTATCACTGACGAAGTATTAGAACTTAGACTTGATGATAACGGTGCGGCAGGATTTAATTTAAAATTCCAAAAAACAACTGACAATGTTGCTGGTGGTGATGACTTAGGTGTTATTACTTTCCAAAGTAATGGTGCAGTATCAACTACACTAGATCAAATAAAATCAACTATTACTGCAAATGCTACTGAAGTAACTAACTCCGGCGAGAGAAGTAATATTGTGTTTGCTACAGCAAGTGGCGTAAGTACAACTGCTAATAGACTTGTAATTAGTGATACAATAACATCTAGTGCTAACATAGTAGCAAATAATACAGAGACTCTTGGTACAAGTGGTACTCCTTGGAGTAAAGCATATGTTACTGATAACTATGGTACACATCACGGTGATATTAAAGACAGTAGTGGTAACGTAATTGTTGATGTAGGTACAGTACTAGCTGGCTCAGATGCTAACGCTAGTGTGTTCTATGGTAAGTTTAATGGTCCATTAACAGGTGGTGTTGATACTGCAGGTGTTGCAGACACACTTCAATCATCGCAGGAAGATGGTACTGCAACAGATGCAGATGTTTATCCACTATGGGTAACAAGTAACCCAGCTCATACATCTAGAACAGGACATGCGGCATTTACTACTGCTAACTTTAAACTGAATCCAAGTAACGGTAACTTAACATTAAACGGTCAACTTGGCGCAGATACAATTAACATTGGTAGTAGCAATTTAAGTAGTATTGGATTATTAACAGCAGACATTTACGCAAGTGACGGAACAAGTAAAATACTTGAAGCAGGAACTGATGGAGACGATGCTACATTTACTGGAGACGTTACTGGTCAAGTATCTAGTTTATCAAACCATGATACTGCTGACTTATCAGAAGGTACTAACTTATACTACACAGACACTAGAGTATCAACATATCTTAGTAATAATAACTATGCAACTACAACTGATGTTGCTAATGCAGTATCAAATGGTGCAAGTGCAAATATAGCAGTTTCTAATACTAACTCTAGTGCTAGTGACTATTTTATTACATTTACAGATTCAAACGGTGCATCACAATCACTAAGCATTGATAAAGATGGTGGAAATGGTTTAAAATACAGACCTAGTGATTCAACACTAACAGCAACTAACTTTAGTGGTACAGCAAGTTCAGCTAACTTTGCTGACTTGGCTGAGAAATATGTAGGTGATCAAGCATACGAGCCAGGTACAGTATTAGTATTTGGTGGCGACAATGAAGTTACAATTTGTACAGCAAAAGGTGATCGTAAGGTTGCAGGTGTTGTTTCAACAGATCCTGCATACTTAATGAACAATGCACTAAAAGGTGATACAGTTGTTGAACTGGCACTAACAGGGCGTGTACCTTGTAAAGTTATTGGCACTGTTGAAAAAGGTGACATGCTTGTAACAAGTGCAATACCAGGTTATGCAATGGTTGATAATGATCCTAAACTAGGTACAGTAATTGGTAAAGCAGTCGAAAGCAAAGACAGCGATGGCAAAGGTGTCATTGAAGTAGTTGTAGGACGTATGTAATAAATATAGTAAAGCGGAGACAAACATGGCACTAAAAACTATAAACCTAGGCGGAGTTGCAAATGACGGCACAGGTGATGATCTAAGAGAAGCATTTGAAAAAGTTGTTTTTAACTTTAACGATCTAGATTTAAGAACACCAGAAGCAACTACTGTTCTTAATTTAGGAAGTGGCGAAGGATTATATGCCAGTTCAAATGTTGCCGAATTACAATTTAAATCATTAGTAGGCGGAAACAATGTAACACTAGCATCTACAGATAATGAAATTACTGTAAACGTTGATGCAGGTGTTACACAATTTATTGTGGCTGCCGATACTGGTAGTTTAACAGTAACAGAAAATAATGGTTACACAGTCCAAGGTGGAACACTTATTTCAACAACAGTAAATGGTAGCAATATTACTATCGACTCAAGTGCGTTAGGATCATTACAAGATGACCCAGCACCAAGACTTGCGGCAGGCCTTAACGCCGACGGATACAATTTAGGTAACGTTGGTTTAATAAACGCAACAACAGTAACAGCAAACTTTGCAGGCGACTTAACAGGTAATGTACATAACATTGATATAAGAGATCTTAACTATTATAAAGAACCTACAAACAGTTGGAACTTTGGATCTATTACGCCTGTTACAGTAACTAACTTATACGACTTTATGTTCCAAACAGCAGTTGTAGACTTTGGTGCTATTGCAGGTGGCGGCACAAATGTAAGTTTAGATCTTGGCGACGGATTGTAAGTCAAGAGACGATAAATATGCTATATAAAGGATTTTTTGTATGGCTCTGTGGACACTAGCAAATAACATTACTCTTCGAGAAGTAGAAGAAGGTCAGACACTTCGCCCAGCTAAAACGGGTGAAAATAGATCGGCTGGCCTGTTGCCTATTGATTTAGGTGTAATAACTGGTAGCACTATTAGTATTATAAGCGGAAGTTTGCCCCCAGGACTTAGAATTAAAGAAGGAACACTTCAGGGAACACCTTTAGAAGTAGCACGAGAAACAGATTTTAAATTTGTTCTACGAGCAAGTAAAGATGGCAACATCGAAGACCGAACATATAATGTTAGCGTTAAAGGTGCTGATCAACCTATATGGGGAACTACAGCAGGTTCACTTCCAATTGGAAACAATGAAACATACTACATACTTGATAGTGCGCCAATTGACTTTCAATTAATTGCAACTGATACAGATACAGAAGCAGGCGAAACACTAGAATACTTTATTGCTAGTGGCGATGGCGAATTACCGCCAGGCATACAACTTACTAGAGATGGTAGAATTGTTGGCGTTGTAGATCCTGTACTTGCATTAGACAAAGCGGCACAGCAAGGATTTTATGATGATAGTCCTTATGGTGCATTTCCTTTTGATTTTGGTACAAGGCCTGCAAATGGTTACGACAGTTTTTATTATGATATTGAATTCTATGATAAAAGTGTTGCTACTAAGTCACCTAAAAAATTAAATAGAAACTATCAATTCCGTGTAAGTGTAAGTGACGGAGACACAATACAAAAAAGATTGTTTAGAATATATGTTGTAGGTGATGACTTCCTACGTTCAGACAATACTATTATGCAATCGGGTAACACTTTATTTGGTGCTGATGCAACTTTTGTAAGAACACCTATATGGCTTACACCTGCAGACTTAGGTTATCGTAGAGCTGATAATTATGTAACATTATATCTTGATACAATTGATGCTAGTAATACATTAGGATTTATTACATATGCATTAAAAGATACAAACGATGACGGTAGTCAAAGTTCTATACCACCAGGTATGACACTAGATACAGGCACTGGCGAACTAGCAGGCATAGTTCCTTATCAGCCTAATGTTACTAAAGAGTATAAGTTTACAGTTACAGCAACACGTTATGTTGGTCCTGCAACAAACACAGAAGATTTAAGTTTCGAAGTATACGAAACAACATACCCACAGAATAGAACTCCTGCAACAAAAATGAAGGCAGGTAAAAATTATGAAATTGTAAGTGTATATGGTACTACAGATTATACAACTGTTGGTGCGGCAAATAATAATATTGGAACAATATTTACATCATCAGGTCCTACTAGTGGAACAAACGAAAGTTTAGTTAAACAAGCCGGCGGTGCGTACACACTAAGAATTAAGAAGAGTCCTTATCTTGCTAAACTAAAAGGTAAAACTTTTAACCTTAAAGGTACATTATATACAGTAAGCGAAATTAATAACGCAAGTTATTTGTTTGATGTTTTAATTTTTACAAAAGCATTAGATGCACGTTTAAATGTAGACGAAACGTTTACAACTACTGTAACAATACCTGGCAAAGAAGATACAAACTCTTCACCAAAAGACAAAACATTTACAGTTAAGTTATTAGGTAAAATAGATAGTACACTTAATTGGATAAGTCCTAAAGCATTAGGAACTATTAATGCTAACCTAACAAGTACATTTAGTATAAATGCTACTACAAGTGTTCAAGGCGCAAACGTAAGATATATAAAAGAAGAAGGCAGATTGCCACCAGGATTATCTTTAGCACTCGACGGTGAAATATTTGGTAAGGTACAACAGTTTGGTGAAAACAGATATAAAAGTTTTTGGAAAACAAACAGAGCATATGTTAGTGATGACATTGTTAAAGTAGGCTCAACAAAATATAAATGTTTAATTGCACACACTAGTCAAGCAGAGTTTATAAGTGATACTGCAAAATGGGAAGTGTACGCAGGATTTGCAGTAAGTGGTTTAACTACATTTGATTCAAACGATATGTTGTTTGACGGTAATACTACAAGTATTGATAAAACTTACACATTTAAAACAAGAGCTGAAGATCAATATGGATTTAGTGCTATTAGAAGAAACTTTACTATTGTAATTAATGATCCTAATGATTTAGTATTCAGTAACATTATAGTTAAAGCATTTCTTGGATCGCAACAAAAATTCTTATATAATAGTTTTATTAGTGATCCTATTGTTTTTGATCCAGCAAAAATTTACAGACCAAACGATACAGGATTTGGAACACAGTCTGATTTAAAAATGTTAATGTATGCAGGAATTGAAACTGTTGACATGAACAAGTTTGTTGCGGCGGCTGCCAAAAATCATAAACGCAAACAATTTAAATTTGGTAGTATTAAAAAAGCAGTAGCATATGAACTTGGAACTAAAATACCAGTATACGAAGTTGTATACATTGAAGTAATAGATCCACAAGATCATAGTTCAGGCAATGTTCAATCAACATTAAAAGTAAAAAGTAAAATTGATAGAACAATAAACAGCATACAATACGAAACACTTGACAATACAAGTAGCGTAGTTGACAATAGTCCTATTAGACAAAGACCAATAACCAATACACTTAAGATTGATAGTGATGCAATTAAAGTAGATGAGGACAAACAACAACAAAAATATATTAGTAACATAACTAATATGAGAAATAGAATAGCCGCTGTAGGTGAAACAGATAATAACTTTTTACCATTATGGATGCGTACACCACAAGAAAACAATATTGAAGCTCTTGGATATACGCCAGCAGTAGTATTAACTTACTGTAAACCAGGAACAGCAGATGAAATTTTATTAAATATAAAAAATAGTGCATTTGATTTTAAATCAATTAACTTTGAAGTTGATAGATATATCATAGATAGCACTAGAGGAAACAGCAACGATCAGTATATACTATTCGCAAATTACGACTTTAACGTCTAACTACGATAAATACTGCAACAGGAGAATATAGATTATGTCAGACGTACCAGCAAACAATCCAATTAACATAACAGATTTGGATGTAGAATTTCCAGTACCAGGGCAAGACAACGATAGCCAAGGATTTAGAGATAACTTTACTGTTATCAATACAAACAATAATGCTGTTAAAACAAGATTAGAAGATATAGAAACTAATATTGTTAGAAAAGATGAGGACGTAACATATGTTCAGTCGTCTACTAATACAGTTACTATTGCAAATCCAAACGTAAAAGCACTTACTAAAACTAAAAAGAATATAACTACTGGAACTGAAATTGATTTTGCAGATGGTGACTATCATACTATTTCATTATCAAGCAGTAACACAACTGCAAACACTGCTACATTTGATATTACTGGCTATGCATATGCTGGTCCATACCAAAAAGTTATATTAGAAGTTTCAAGTGATGCATCTTATACAATAGCGTGGAGCCCTAGTGTTACAATTAAATTTAGTGAATCAAGTTTTTGGTCAACTCCTGTAACAAATAGTTCTAAAGTACATATATTTGAAATTTGGACAACTAACGGTAGCGTATACTTTGCTGACTATATAGGCGCATATGCATAATGCACCCGTTGTTCGAAAGTACTGACAATCTCTCTACCAGTGAAATAGAAGATAAAATTTTAGTTTTAAACAAGCGATTTTTCCAAACTCGCAATCCTCAAGTACACGAACAAATATCAATGCTACTAGATACGTACAAACTAGAATTAGAAACACGTATGGTAGCAGAAAAGAAGCGTCAACAAGAAAACCAAGATAATGGTGAATCAGGACTTGACAATTTAATTAATATCAGTTAAACTAACTGTATGCTTATGAAAACAGACTCTTTCGGTATCCCACGATTCTCTAACAAGGATCTAGTAGATATGATCTATACAGGACATGCAGACAAAGTGCATGTAGTTCTGTGCGATCCAAGTGATGACGTGGAACAATTTAATAAGGCAATGGAAGAACAAGGCCTTAACAAATTACAAAAATATATTCCATTAGATGTAGATCAACAGACTTTTGACGGTGTATGTCAAAGTGAATGGTTTATGCCTGATGAATACAAAGACATCAATGTATATGAATATGTACTAGGCAAAGCAGAAACACCCTGCCCACAACACGTACAAGATCGTATATGGGAAGAAATGGAAGCATATGGCGAACGTGATATGCACAATCTATTACGCTATATGATATATCTTGTAGACTTTATGCGTGAGAATGATATTGTATGGGGTGTAGGTAGAGGTAGTTCAGTAGCATCATATGTACTGTACATAATAGGAGTACACAAAATAAACTCAATCCAATATGACCTGGATTGGCGTGAGTTCCTTAGATAAATACGTATATAACCCCATTAGGAGAATAAAATGGCACTAAAAGGTAACAGCAGAAAAACTTATAAAACCATGCGTGGTAAAATGGTCGATATGGATCTTTTACAAGCACGTAACGAATTAACACCAGCAGTAGGTAATGCAAGAGTAAATGCACGTGGTGATGAAATTGGCCCAGGTGGCAAAATCATTAAGAAGCGTGAAGAACTTATGCGTGAGTACTACGAAACAAACAATGCTATAGCACACGAAGAAATGCCTGGCAGATCACCAGCACCTATACAAGCAGATGAAGTTGTAGAAGAAAAGCCTAAAGCAAAAAAGCAAACTAGAGCGCAAGCAAAAGTTGAACAGGCTCCAGAACCTACTGCAAAAGAAGCAGAAGAATTTGGCGATGATCAAGAATGGATCGAAGACGACAACGGAAATTTTGTACCAAAAGGTGAGTAGATGCTACCCAGTTTTATTGAGGAGTACGAGCTCAACGATAAATCAATTTGCAATGCATTATTAGGTCTTTATCAAGAAGGCTATAAAAGAGGTTTGACGAATGACGGTGTTGTTGGAGACTCAGACACCGTTGATCATTCTACAAAGAAAAGTGTAGACTTTCCAATGCACGAAGCAGAAAAACTTGGCCCTGCAGAAATGTTTAAGTGGCCAGACTATCACACAGAACTGTGTGGATTTATTGATCAATATTTAGAAAAGTATCAAACTTTAAAGTTTGCTGGTAAACTTGCAATGCAACAGTTACCACAAATACAATGCTATGAACCAGGAGATGGTTTTTATAAATGGCATTGTGATGGTACACAACTTTCATGTGATAGAGCTCTAGTGTATATGACTTACTTAAATGATGTGCCAGATGGGGGTACTGAGTTTATGCACCAAGAGATAACTACAAAAGCAGTAAAAGGCAAAACAGTTATTTGGCCTGCGGGACTTACACATATACACCGTGGACAAATAGCAAAAGAAGATACGAAATATATTATCACCGGATGGCTCTGGTGGGACAACACAAAATAAGAGGAAAACAATGCCAACTAATGTAAACGCAATAAAAGGTAATTTAAGAGCAATCGGTAAGCGAGTACTTGTAACTGATATGCACTTTGGTGAACAAGTTACTAGAGGTGGAATTATTATCGCAGGCGACGACGGTAAACAGCGTGGCATATATCCACGTTGGGCTAGAGTTTATTCTAAAGGACCTGAGAACAATGATCCTTACGAAAAGAATCAATGGGTTCTAATTGAACATGGACGTTGGACACGTGGTATGAAAGTTGAAACAGACGACGAAGGCGAAATTACAATTCATATGGTAGACGATGAATGTATACTAGCAATGGCAGACGAAAAACCAAACGATCATCAAATTGGCGACGAAACAGCCAACGGTGGATCAGTAGATATCAATCCACAAGATTTCATAAACGCATAAGGAAACAAATGACAAACGTATTTGAAGATATTAATAAATTCGCAACGGCATGCGATCAAGCACCAAGCGAAGCAAACTATAAGATGTATCTTGATTTAATTCGAGAAGAAGTAGGCGAACTAGAAGATGCTATTGCAGACAACGACAGAATTGAACAGTTAGATGCATTGATTGATATCTTAGTTGTTACAATAGGTGCAGTTCGAGCAGGCGGAATGAACGCCGAAGGTGCATGGAAAGAAGTAATGGACACAAACTTTGCTAAAATAGATCCAACTACAGGCAAAGTTATTAAACGTGAAGATGGTAAAGTACTAAAGCCAGAAGGCTGGAAAGCACCTGAACTTACCAATTTTATCTAAAAACTTAAAATAATACTTGACTCCTAACAGTTTATGCGTTATAATATGTATAAACGTTAGGAGATTCTATGAAAATATCATCGCAAACAAGCGGTATTGGTACTACCGGTGCAACAGGCGTAGCCCTATTAGTACTACATTTAAGCGGATACATTACAGGTTGGGGCTGGCCTTTGCTATATGTAATGTTAATTATTTCAGGCATTGGACAAGAGAATAGGAAATAAAAATGGCTATTCACGCAACAATTGACTTAGAAACTATTGATACAAAGCCAGGTGCTACTGTATTAAGTCTAGGTGGTGTTAAGTTTGATCCAAAAACTAACGGCGAACCGCACTCAGAATTCTATATTAAAATTAGCATAGACGACCAAGATAGGTTAGGTCGCAGTGCAAGTGACGACACCATAGAGTGGTGGGCGAAACAAAAACCGGAGATACGTGAAGAAGCGTTTGACCAAACAGGAGCAGTTACAGTAGATGAGGCTTTAAAGCAAATTAGTAAGTTTAGTGTTGGTGTTGATACGTTTTGGGGACAAGGATACGGTTTTGACTATACCATTATGGAAGACATGTTCCGCCAAGGCGGAAAACCTATTCCGTGGAACTTCTGGCAAATAAGAGATTCTAGAACACTTTTTGCATGTTGCGAGAAAGATCCACGTAAAGCAATACAAAACGATTTGCATAACGCACTAGCGGATGCTTATTATCAATCAAAAGCAATCCAGGTTGCGTACAAGGAGTTAGGAGTACAAAGGTGAAACGTGTAGCAAAAGAGGAGACCGCAGACGATAGACTCGTCCAAGAATATTTAAAAAACGGCGGAAAGATAACCTACTACGAAGCAGGACAACGTTCTGAAGAAATTGATTACAAAGGCGGATTTTACGCAAGACGTAAAAAGAAGAAAGAAGCCAAAGAACGCGGAGACGAATAATTTGATTAGATGGTATGACTATCCGGCGGCAGTAGTATACGCATATCTTATTATGTATTTCTTCTTTACAATTCCTATCTTTGGTGCTATACTAGCATATATGATATACGAATACTTGTGGGGACATATGTATTGTCAATTTAGATTACAACAGGAAAACAGATGAAAGAATTATGGGTAGAAAAGTATCGTCCGAAAACAGTAGATGGTTACGTATTTCGTGATGAAGCACAACGCAGTCAAGTAAAAAACTGGATTAAAGAAAAAACTATTCCGCATTTGCTGTTTAGTGGTAACGCAGGTATTGGTAAGACAACACTTGCTAAATTATTGTTTAATGAATTAGATTTGAATGACTTAGACATTTTAGAAATAAACGCATCGCGAACAAACTCAGTAGATGATGTACGTGATAAAATTGTAAACTTTGTACAGATGATCCCATTTGGGGACTTTAAGGTTGTATTACTAGATGAGGCAGACTATCTTAGCCCAAACGCTCAAGCGGCGTTGCGTGGTGTTATGGAAGAGTATCATACTACTTCTCGTTTCATTCTTACTTGTAACTATCCAAATCGTGTTATTCCCGCTTTGCATAGTAGGTGTCAAGGTTTTCACATTGCTAAAATTGACCAAACAGAGTTCACAGCTCGAGTCGCTGAAATACTTATTACCGAAGGTGTTACTCCTGATTTGGATACGCTCGATACCTATGTAAAAGCAACATACCCTGACTTACGTAAGTGCATAAATATGGTACAGATGAACGTGCAAGACGGATCACTACTTGCTCCTAATGAAGGAGATACAGGTGAAAGTGATTGGAAACTTGACATGGTTGAATTGTTTAAAGCAGGCAAGATTCAAGAAGCACGTAAATTGCTATGTGGCGCTATTCGTCCTGAAGAGATGGAAGAAGTTTACCGATGGTTGTATGATAACATATCGCTGTTCGGAGATGATACCCAGCAGGATCAAGCAGTGCTAATTATTAAACAAGGACTGGTGGATCATACACTTGTTGTTGATCCGGAGATAAACTTAGCCGCAGTGCTAATTAAACTAGCGAGGTTGTAGTGACATACTTAGTAACAGACAACTGCATTAAATGCAAACATACAGACTGTGTAGCAGTCTGTCCAGTAGACTGCTTCTATGAGGCAGAAAACTTTCTCGCAATCAATCCTGAAGAATGTATTGACTGTGGAGTCTGTGTTCCAGAATGTCCAGTTGGTGCTATCTTTGAGGATACTGAATTGCGTAGTGAAGAACGAGAGAAGTGGGATGACATAAACCGTAAAGTTGTTGATTCAGGTGCTCCGGTACTTGCTGAACAAATTGCGCCTTTGGACGACCACGACAAATGGGATGGATATCCTAACAAATATGAAGAGTTTGGTATTATACCTCTTAAGGAAATAAAATGACGACACGAAACGATATAACTGGGGACGAACTAAGAAGCAAGACTCCTACAGAAAAGTATCGAGACAACTATGATAAAATCTTTGGCAACAAAGATCAAAAAATAAAACAACAAGATTTAACAGAGCTTAATGGCGACGGTAATAGAGACCGTGGTCGCAATGGAGAGGATTTAAGTAAACATGGCTAAACTAGTAAGTTATTCGCAAGCAACACCAGAATTTGCACAAGAAGGTTTAACAGATCTTCAAGAGCTTGTTGCATTTTGTGCAAAGGTATCAAACCCTGCGGCACAAATTAATACAGAAACAAGTGAACGTTTGATTAAGTATTTGATCAAACATCAGCATTGGTCACCGTTAGAAATGGTAAATGCTGTAATTGAAATTGAAACTACAAGAGACATTGCACACCAAATTGTGCGACACAGAAGTTTTGCGTTTCAAGAATTCAGTCAACGCTATGCAGAGCCAGGTGAAATGGGCGAAGTGTTTATTACAAGTGAACCACGTATGCAGGATATTAAAAATAGACAAAACTCTATTGAATTAGACTTGTCAGAAGATGGTATGGCTGAACTAGTAGTCAAGTGGGAAGAATTACAACAAGATGTAATTTATACATGTGGTCGTGCATATGACTGGGCAATCGAAAATGGTATTGCTAAAGAAGTAGCACGTAAAGTATTGCCAGAAGGTCTTACTAAAACACGTTTGTATATGAACGGTACATTGCGTAGTTGGATACACTACATTGATTTACGCAGTGCTAATGGTACACAAAAAGAACATATGGATGTTGCAAAAGCATGTGCAACAGTAATAGCAGAAGTGTTTCCGATCGCAAAGAGTTTATGATGGGAGCAAACTGGCAAGCTGATCCGCAGAGAACTGTTGAAGAAAAGTTTGCTTGGTGGCCTACACGCAGTGGGTCACATAAACTTATGTGGCTAACGCCGTACTATGTTCAACACACGTATTATGATGATTTAGGTAAACCTCCTATTAAAGGACGCAGTTGGGAATATATCTATACTAGAAACGAACACTTGATTGAGCAGTTAAAAAGATGAAGCAGAAGTTTATAGATGCATACATGGACGTAGCAGAAAGATTTGCACAGTTAAGTCATGCCAAACGTTTACAAGTAGGTGCTGTTGTTGTTAAAGATGATCGCATTATTAGTATTGGTTATAATGGTATGCCCACAGGATGGGATAATACATGCGAAGATGAACACTTTAAATCTAAGCCTGAAGTATTACATGCAGAAAGTAATGCTATTGCAAAGTTAGCAAGTTCACACGAAAGTGGTAAAAATGCCACATTACTGTGTACTCATGCTCCTTGTATCGAATGTGCTAAGTTAATATACCAGAGCGGTATAAGTACTGTATATTATAAAGATGCATATCGAAGTAGCGTAGGTATAGAATTTTTAAAGAAATCTAAAGTAAAGGTGATACATAATGATTGAAGAAAAAGAAGTTTCACAAGAGTATACTGCTGGTTGGTCTTCCAATGTAGAGACAGAATACCTTGGTAAGGGACTTTCTGAAGAAACAATTAGATTGATAAGCGATAAGAACAACGAGCCTGAGTGGTTATTAGAATGGCGACTTAAAGCATTTACAGCCTTACAGACTATGAAAGAACCTAATTGGGCAGAAGTAGATTATCCAAAAATTAAATATGATGAATTGTATTACCACAGTCGTCCTAAAAAATTACTAAACAGTTTGGACGAAGTAGATCCAGAAATTTTAGCAGACTTTGCTAAACTAGGTATTCCATTAGACGAACAAGCAAAACTAGCAGGTGTTGCTGTTGATGCAGTATACGACAGTGTAAGTGTTACAACTACTTTTAAAGATATACTTTTAGAAGACGGTGTAATATTTTGTAGTATTAGTGAAGCAGTAAAAGACTATCCAGACTTAGTTAAAAAGTATTTAGGCAGTGTTGTTCCACAAAAAGACAATTACTTTAGTTGTCTTAACAGTGCAGTATTTTCAGATGGTAGTTTTGTGTACATTCCAAAAGGCACAACGTGTCCAATGGAACTAAGCACATACTTTAGAATCAATGCTGAACACACAGGACAGTTTGAACGCACACTTATTATTGCAGACGACGATAGTTATGTAAGTTACTTAGAAGGTTGTACTGCACCAATGCGTGATGAAAATCAATTACATGCCGCAGTAGTAGAACTTGTTACTTTAGAAAATGCTGAAATAAAATACAGCACAGTACAAAATTGGTACCCAGGCGATGAAAATGGCAAAGGCGGTATATACAATTTTGTAACTAAACGTGCAATGTGTAGAGGCAACAACAGTCGTGTTACTTGGACACAAGTTGAAACAGGTAGTGCAGTTACTTGGAAGTACCCAAGTTGTATACTTAAAGGTGACGGCAGTGTAGGAGAGTTCTACAGTGTTGCAGTAACCAAAGGTAGACAACAAGCAGACACAGGAACAAAGATGTGGCACATTGGTAAGAATACCAAAAGCACTATTGTTTCAAAAGGCATTGGATTAGGTTACAGTAAAAATACATACCGTGGCTTAGTTAAAATGGGTGCTGGTGCTGACAACGCAAAGAACTTTACACAGTGCGATAGTTTAATGATTGGTGGTAATAGTATTAGTAATACTATTCCGTATACTGATGTTGCTAATGAAACAGCACAAATTGAACACGAAGCAAGCACAGGTAAAGTAAGTGAAGAAGTGTTATACTACTTAATGAGTAGAGGATTAGATCCTGAACAAGCAGTTAGTACTATTGTTAACGGCTTCTGTGATTCAGTACTTAACACATTACCATTAGAGTTTGCCGCTGAAGCAAACAAATTATTAGAAGTCCAAATGGAAGGGAGTATAGGATGACAAAACAAGAAATTGACAATTTAGTAAACGAACACAAAGTAGTTCTGTTTATGAAAGGTACTAAAGACGCTCCGGCGTGTGGATTTAGTATGAAGGCAGTAAAAATACTAGAAGTATTAGGTGCTGACTTTGAAACACGTAACGTACTAGCAGATGCTGAACTACGTGAAAATATTAAAGAATATAGTGAATGGCCTACAATTCCTCAACTTTATATTGATGGAGAATTCCAAGGTGGAAGCGATATCATGGTAGATATGTTCCATGATAAATCATTAGCGGAGGCATTGAATGCTCAAAATTAAAAACCTAAAAGCAAGCATTAACGGAAAAGAAATACTTGATGGTATTGACTTAGAAGCAAATGCTGGCGAATGTATTCTAGTTACAGGGCATAATGGAAGTGGTAAGAGTACCTTATTACATACTATTATGGGACGTCCAGATATTGATGTTGATGGAGAAATTGAATTTAACGGTGAAGATGTACTAGACATGGAATGCTTTGAAAGATCACGTAATGGATTCTTTATTGCACATCAATCACCGCCAACACTAGACGGTGTAAACACATTGTCTTTGTTTAGTGAATTTGCAAAGTTTGATTCACCTGATGCACGTAAGATTGAAATCATACGTCAAACAAAAGGTGTATTTAAAGAACTATCATTGCCTGAAGATTGGACACAAAGAGATTTCAATCACGGAGCAAGTGGTGGCGAACGTAAGAAGAATGAACTAGCACAGGCAAAATTAAAAACGCCTCGTGTACTATTGTTAGACGAGCCCGACAGTGGATTAGAACAGTCTAGTCGTTCACAAGTTACTGATTTAATTAAGTCAGTATGTGATGACGGTGGTATTGTGTTTCTGGTAACACACGATCAACTTTTACAAGATAGTTACCCAACTAAACAAATAGAGTTGTCAAATGGCCAAACCTTATAATAAAATATACACAAACGAAAACGGTATATCGTTAAATTTACATCCGCAAGATGTAGAAAATCACGAAGAATATAATATTACTGTTATACAAGAACATGGACATTGTCCTGTTAGTATTAATGTACATCCTGAGAAAGATTCATTAAGTAAGATAAATGTAAGAATATATGCTGAAAACAATGCTAGTGTTGATTGTATTCTTAGTTGCTATGTTGCTAAAGACGCAAGTGGTGTAGATACTGATATGCAAATTAGAAGTTGGCCTTTTGATAAAAGCAGAATCCAGGCACGACCTGAAATGTTTGTTTTAAATAACGACATTAAAGCCGCACATGGTAATGCACTTGGTACACTTAGCCAAGAAGATAGATACTATTTGCATAGTAAAGGCATAACAAACTATAAAGATATTCTTAAGGAAAGTTTGTATGAGAAATAGATTTCCGTTTTTTAAAGAACACCCTGACCTAACGTATCTGGACAGTGCCGCTACAAGTCAAACACTTGACACTGTAATTACTGACACAGGAACGTTTCTAACATATAAAGCAAATGCACACCGTAGTGGGCATAGCATGGGTGCATTTATAGACGAGAAGTATCATACAGCAAAAGAAAAAATAGGCGAGTGGCTTGGTATTACTGATCCACAAGATAGAATTGTTTTTAACAGTGGTGCAACACAAGGATTGTATGACGCAATACAATTAGCAACACGGAGACAAGATGACTTTAGTGTATTTGTTGGCGGTGACTTTCATCACAGTCTTACATTACCCTTTCACTCAACAGGCTACAATCATTGTCATTATATAAAACTAACTGAGTCTGGTGTGTTAGATTTGTCTGATTTAGAAGCAACTCTACGTGAAGACCAGTCTGAAGTTAAGATAATTGCTGTAACTGCCGTTGGTAATGTTACCGGTACTATCAATGATTTAGAACGAATAAGATTCATTGCAGGACAATATAATGCAATTACAATAGTAGACGCATGTCAAAGCATGGGGAAAATACATCATAACTACGAAGGTTTTGATTTTGTAGCATGGAGTTGGCATAAAGTATACGGACCATCAGGACTTGGTTGTTTAATGATTGATCCTAAGTGGTTAGAAAAAGCACCAGTACATCCAGGCGGTGGCAGTGTATCAGCAGTAAGTTATCTACATGAAACATATCTAACTAACGCACAAAAATTTGAAAGCGGTACACCGAACTTACAAGCAATATTCACTTTGCCAAACTTATTAAATTGGCTTATTAGAAATCAAAGTGATATACTTGCACATGATAAAGCACTAGCAGTAGTTGCTAATGACTTGTGCGAAAACAATCCTTACGCAAGCCAAACAGGACTTATAACTATGGTGCCACAACACGGTACTATAGAAGATTTTACAATGCTTCTTGATGCTAAAAATATTATGATACGTGGAGGGAACCTCTGTGCAGAGCCTCTAGTACGCAATATAAGCGTCAACAAAGGGCTATTAAGAGTTAGTTGGGGTGCTTATACTACCAAAGAAGAATTAGAACTAGCGTTTACAGCAATTAAGGAAGCCGATGCTCGAATTTCAAAATTTGTATGAAGACCTCTTTGAACTAGAGGAAGCAATGGACAAGTACGAGTTCATTATGGAATACGGAACTACTGCATCTAGCGTACAAGAATTCGAAAGGAATAGTAACGATCTTATAAAAGGTTGTACAAGTTCTTTATGGGTTAAGTATTCTAACAGTCAATTTACATGTCAAGCAGATAGTGCTATTGTAAAAGGACTAGCAGGTATGATTTGTGATTGGTACAATCAAGCAACTAACACACAACGTCAGTCGTTCAGTATAAACACACTTACCGATATAGGTTTAGCACCGTTGCTAAGTATGGGTAGACAGAATGGTGTTAATAACTTAATTAATACAATGAAAGTCTTGGAAACCGGGGAAGCCTAAGCCTCCCCTAAAATTCTATTCGTCGCCATAGACCGATAAAACTTCTTTTACAGCCTCATGCCTTTCAATGTCTCCTTGTTCGAAACGGACTACGTCCAGGTGCTTGTTTTGACCGTGTGATTCAAATTGGTGAATAAAGTCAATCAAACCGTTATCTACTTTACGATCTGCTTGAGCTAAGTCACCAGTAACGACCATCTCTGAGTTATCTCCTAGCCTTGTTAATAACATTTTCATCTGGTTAGGGGTTGCGTTTTGCATTTCATCTGCAATAATATATGCGTCTTTGAAAGTTCTACCACGCATAAATGCTAGTGGAGCAATCTCAATTATGCCTTCTTCAATCATGCCTTCAATTTGTTTTGCATCAAAATATTCTCTTAACACATCAAATATAGGTCTTGTCCAAGGCGCCATTTTTTGTTCTAGCGTACCTGGTAAAAACCCCAGATCTTCGTCGACCGATACTGCTGGTCTTGTTACAATGATCTTATCAATATTACCTTCTTTAAACTTCTTCACAGCCGTTTGGACTGCTAACATAGTTTTACCCGTGCCAGCAGGACCAATAGCAAAAACTATTGATTTGGTCGTATCTAGCAATTTTAGGATATATGTTTCTTGATGTTTATTTCTTGGAATAAGTTGTACTGATGTTTTCTTGTTAAAAGTATTGAATTCGATAACATTGCTGTTACCGTTTGCGACCCGTTTATCACGAGCTTTTCTCTTTGCACCCATTAATTGTCCTCCTATATGGATAACTGGAGCAGGAAATGTTTACCCGTAGGCTATATCTCCTACAAAAGTATTTACCTCCGTAGACTCATTATAAAAATATATGTTAACTAACTTATGCGGATAAATAAGTATATAAGAATATTGGAAGCAAACTCATGCAAGATATAATGAATATTATTAAAAATGTTGAATCTATCTATGATAGCAATACAGCATTTAATGTATTAAAAGACTTTGAAAAAGTCCTAGACGAACTTGATCTTTACGTTTATAAGAACTGGGAAGATGGCGAACTTGCTATGGGTCCACAAATTGATAGACATTGGGTAACCTGTGGCTTTATGTGGGAAAAGGAAAATATGCCTGATCCTATGGGAGGCAAGCGTTTACTAGATTATGATTGTAAAGTACGCTTTAAGAAAGATACAATACTAGTTCCTAGAAAAATTACTAACCCTGATGATATACGTCCTGGTAGTAAAAAAGGTAAACTTGATCGTAAACCAATTTGGATAGTAGAGATTCAAATGCCTAAGAAACTTATTATAGATATAGTAGGACAAATGGATACAGAATCATATGCAGAACAACCTGCTAACGATGCGGCACCACAAGCACAAGCAGAAGAACAACCAGCAGACGCGGCAGTAGCGGCGGCTCCAGCACCTGAAGTAGAGGCGACAGTATAATGGGATTAAAAGCAGGCGATCTTAAAGACACATTAGATCATACATTTGAAGTTGACTCTTTTGCAAGCAAAATGGGTGAAGATAAAGACATTGTAACAATGAGCTTTAGTCTTAAAGAAAAAGCCGCGGCAGATGACTTAATGGCTTTCTTAGAAAGAGGTTACGGATTTATACTAGACGCAGATGCAACATCAGGCGAACAACGTGACGGCACATATAAAGTGTTTGTTGAACTTGCTAGAGATAAAGAAGTACACAATAACATCATGGAACTAATAGATGGTGTTAAGAGTCTTGCTGAAATGGACGACTTTAAATTTAGATACTATAAAAACTGGCGTTCAAATGATGTAACACAAGAAGCATTAGAAGAACTTATACCAAATGACCCAGACAACTATGGTATTAAAGTTGAAGAAGCAAGAATGAGTAATTATAAAGAGTTCTTTAATAAGAGCTTTTTAGACGAAGTAGAACTTAAAGAAACTAAGTTAAGTATATCAAAGAAATATTCAGATCCGTTATTCTTTGAATTTATTGATTTCGGTGATGTAGTAAATATAAAAGATAACATTGATGGCAAATTCGACATAATGGAGAGCTATCCTGAAATACTCTTTTTGACCAAGTATATTGGTGACTACAACATAAGTAAGTATGGAGACAAACTTGTCTTTGAGAATAAAGATAAGGGTCTCGTTTTAAAAAGGATCTAAAATGTTTGAACTACAAAAAGAACACCTGGCACAATTAATTCCAGGGAACGATAACGTTGACGGATGGCATGAAGCTCTTGTAGCAATTATGCCTAAGTATGGTATTAACACAGTAAGACGTGCCGCACACTTTATTAGTCAGTGCGCACATGAATCTAACAACTTCCGTAGTTTACAAGAAAATTTAAACTATAGTGAAAAAGCACTTAACGCAGTCTTTGGCAGATACTTTGGTCCAGCACCAAAACGTAATGCGGCAGAATATGCACGTAACCCAGAGATGATTGCTAACTATGTTTATCAAGACGAGTTTCGTAAATATAAAATGGGCAACGTTAACGAAGGTGACGGTTGGTTATTTAGAGGACGTGGACTAAAGCAATTAACAGGACGTGAAAACTATACACGTTTTGGCGCAACAGTAGACATGACAGCAGAACAAGCGGCTGAATATGTTGCTACTGAAAAGGGTGCTGTTGAATCAGCATGTTGGTTCTGGGACGCAAATAATTTAAATTCTATTGCAGACACAGATGACGTTGTAAAAATGACTAAGAAAATTAACGGTGGTAACATCGGACTTGAGTCACGTCAGAAGCGTTATACAAAAGCAATGGAAGTATTTGGTAGCCCAGTAACACTTGCAGACGATGCAGGTGATGATGATTTTGATATCGATGATATTGGAGTACTACGCAAAGGTTGCAGAGGCGAAGGTGTACAAATGATGCAAGAAGCATTAGGCATTGGCGCAGATGGAATTTTTGGTCCAGGTACAGAACGCAAATTAAAAGAGTGGCAAGCAAGTAAAGGCTTAACAGCAGACGGAATAGCCGGACCTGCTACACTCGGAGAGTTACTAGGCTAATTACAATTATGTTTAGTTCAATTAAAATTGCTATGATAGTCGTTGCCCTTGCTACAGCAGGCGGCGGCTTTCTACATTACAAAAATGTTAAAGCAGACTTAGAAACAGCTAAAGCAAATAATATATTACTAGAAGCGTCCATTGATGGACAGAAGGCTGTAATTGCACAGCAGGCTAATGATTTTAAATCAATACTAGCCGCTAACGAAAAACTACAAGCACAAAACAAAGTTTTATCAAACGAGTTTAAAGCACTAGATGAACGCTTTAATAAAATCAACGGTGCAGGTAAAGTACGTGATATAGGTAAACTTGCTGTTGAGCGTAGTAGCTCAGTTGAACGTGTTATTAATGGTGCTACCAAAAAAGCAATGAGATGTGTAGAAATTGCAATGGGTGCGCCGCTAACGGAGAAAGAGATTAATGCAACTAAGAAATCACAGATCAATTCTGAGTGTCCTAGCATTGCTAACCCTAACTACGTTCCTTACTAGTTGTAGTACGGTACAAAAGTTAGATGTGTTTGCTACTGAAGTAGAAAGAGCACCTTTAAATCTACCCAATCCTGACACACCTAAACTAGAAGAACTTAGATGGACTATCATTACTAGCGAAAACGCACAAGAAGTATTTGCTAAAATGCAAGAGCAAGGCAAAGACCCTGTACTGTTTGGTTTAAGTGATGATGACTATGAGTTGTTATCTAAGAACTTTGCACAGATACGTGCTTACATGATACAACAAGGTTTAACACTTGAACAGTATCGTGAATATTATGAACCAAAAGAAGAAACAGGAAAGGAAAATGCCAATTAAATTTAGGCCTAGCCAGAAGGTAAGAGATAAAAACTCTGGCAAATACATTACAACACACTTTTATATTAAAAGTACACCAACAGCTGAGTTACAAGAATTTTTAGAAAATCATAACTCACGTCCCAAGCACAAAGTTAAAGTAAAGAAAGAATTAACACGTAGAGGCTTATAATGCTAAACTACGTTATTATTATTTCAGCCGCATTAATTGCCGCACTTTTTTTATCTGGCATAACCTGGTTCATCTACGATTTACTATTTGGTAAAGAAGGAACTAAAGGACTTGCTGAAGTTCCTTTTACAAGTCCACTGAGTGGCGAAGTACGTACAGCAAAACAATCACGTCAGGATCACATAGTATGATAGAATGGCTTAGTGAACTACTAGGCCGTCTGTTAGAACGATCGTTCCAACGCAAAGCAAATAAATTTCAAAAAAATTATCCCCGTTACCGAAAGTAACACCTTTTTTATTCATTTAGATAAATATGGTTGACTTATAAAGGTTTATAAGTTATTATTATAAAACTTGAATGAAACCTCCAAGAATTGACATAGATTCGATTCGAGATAAACTCGAAATGGGCGCACTCGTGGCGATCTTTGTATTGTCTTTGTTGGGAGTAAACACATACACACATTAAGAGAAAACACATGACACAGATGATTTTAAAATTAAAACAAGACGAGCGGGTTTGCAAATTCTGCAACATTGTAGAAGGCTTGTTATTAGTTTCATTTCCGATTGCTTTACCATTTTTTATAATGGTTGCATCAACGAGATACTAATGAGAGACGCAACACCCCAAGAAGTAAAAGAATGGCACGAAACTGACTACTGGATGAAAATGGACTTTGATCCATTAGTAATGTTTGTAGTCATACCAACTATTATACAACTTATGGCCATGGGCCTAATGTTTGGTGTAATGGCCGTAAACAATGGCATTTTTTAAAGCTATACTCAAGACCGTAATTGGCGTTGGTAGTATAGAAGACGTAAAAGTTACTCCACTAACTATTATAGTATTTGCCGCAGGTGTAATGCTTGTGTTCCTAGGTACTATAGCATCTTTGCTACTATTAGCGTCAATTATAATATAAATACACATAGTTAATTAACAGAGGGTTACTATGTGGGAAATGATTGAACAAATGGCGAGCAATCGCTTATGGATTTATACAGCATTAGCTGGATCAGTATTTGGTGCAGGATTTTTATTCTGGTTCAAAGATACAAGAATGGCAACATGGGCAGTTCGTAAGTTTGATGCCACACTAGAATACCTAGCAATACGTTGGGGTTGGACATGGTTACAAAATGATCCAGATGCTTGGCGTGTAAAATATCCTAAAATAACATCTAAAATAGATGAGCTTGAAAAGCGTATCAAACATCTTGAGGGGAAAAGATAATGCCAAGAAAAAAGCCAGAAGATTTAAATAAACCAGCGGCGGCACCTGCTCCTGCTCCAGTAGCAGAAACAAAGCCAGATGCAGTAGTAGTTGCTACACAAGATAGTACAACACGCAAAGTTAAACTAGACTTAGAAGTAGATACAAGTGTAAAAGATATGGGTCCAAACCCGTACCAACGTGTAATACATTTAGCAAGAGCAATAGATGCTTGGAGAATTTTTCCAAGATTGTTTTTAACTGTTTATATTGTATTATTATATAAGTGTGTTATTTGGTATATGAATTTACCAAATCCTACATTAGAACAATCAGGTTTAATTAGTATTGTTGTAGGTGCTGGCGCGGCATGGTTTGGTCTTTACACCGGAACTGACAAATCTAAGTAACCTATACAATAAGTAATAGTATGGACTATTACAATGTACTGGGTGTTAATCGAAACGCTTCAGATAAAGAACTTAAACAAGCATACAAAAAATTAAGTATGCAACACCATCCTGATCGTACAGGTGGTAGTGATGAAAAGTTTAAGCAAGTTAATGAAGCATATAGC